TGTACATTTTTATTCGTGTTAGGATTTAGATTGGAGAGATAATGAAAAAAATATGTGCAACGTGTGGAAAGTCATTTGAAACGACATCGAACCGTGCAACGTATTGTAGCGATGAATGCCGAAAGATAGGCGTTGCCGAAAAGCAGAAACTCTTAATGCGTAAAAAGCGGAAAGAAGAAAAAGAACGTAAAGAGGCAGAGTTAAAAACTAACATCGAAAACTCTACTAAGCCTAAAAAAATTCGTGATATTAAAAAGCATTACCAAAAGAAAAAACAAGAGCTTTTAGAAAACGAAAAGCAATTTGGTTACGTCGGTCGGATATTAATCGATGGAATAGACATCCACGATCCCGATTTTGAAAAAATAATAATGGAGAAAATCAAATGAAACAAACTGGAATGAACTTCCTACGCAGAAAGCTATCGCTTTACAAAGCCGGTGTTGAAAAACGCTATCGTTATTATGCAATGCAAGATATTGATAACACAATGAGCATCGTTATGCCTTACAATGTTAAAAGTGCCTATCGGTCAGTCTTAGAATGGACGACAAAAGGAGTGGATGCATTATCTGACAGAATTGTTTTCCGTGAATTTGGCAATGATGATTTCAATGCAACTGAAATATTCAACGCAAACAATCCAGACATCTTTTTTGATACCGCAGTACAATCTGCATTGATTGGTTCATGTGCATTCGTTTATATTTCAAAAGACGGAGACAATATGCCACGCTTACAAGTCATTGAAGCAAGCAAGGCAACTGGTATTTTAGACCCGACTACTTTCCTGTTAACGGAAGGGTACGCAGTTTTAGAGACTGACCAAAATGACAATCCGACTTTAGAGGCTTACTTCACACCAACAGAAACTTGGTACTATCCGAGAGATGGTGAACCATATAGCATTCCGAATCCAACCAACCAACCGTTATTAGTACCGATTATTCACAGATCAGATGCGGTTCGTCCGTTTGGTCGTAGTCGAATCACACGTTCGGGCATGTATCAGCAAAAGGCAGCAAAACGGACACTGGAACGTGCTGAGGCAACCGCAGAATTTTACTCATTCCCACAAAAATACGTTTTGGGAACAAGTCAAGACGCAGAGGCACTAGACAAGTGGAAAGCGACGGTATCAACTGTTTTGGAAATCACTAAAGACGATGACGGGGATAAGCCAGTTGTCGGTCAATTCGCATCAGCAAGCATGGAACCATTTTTCAGTCAACTAAAAATGTATGCTTCATTATTTGCTGGTGGCTCTGGATTGACACTAGATGACTTAGGTTTTCCATCTGACAACCCATCAAGTGTTGAGGCTATTAAAGCAAGTCACGAGAATTTAAGAGCATCTGCTAAAAAAGCTCAACGGTCATTCGCTAGTGGATTTTTAAACGTTGCTTATGTCGCTGTTTGTTTACGTGACAGCCAACCATATGAGCGCACAATGTTCATGAATACCAGGATTATTTGGAAACCATTATTTGAAATCGATGGTGCTAGTCTTTCAACGATAGGAGATGGGCTGATTAAGATTTCACAGGCTTACCCTGAATTAAACATTGGCGAAGTGCTGTTTCAAATAACTGGTATCAAGGACGGTGGCACAGATGGTTGATGATATCGTACCAAAATTATTAGATGATTTAAAAAAAGAATTTTTAACTAAATACAAAGCCAATAAAAAAATACCTAAGTTACTAGAAAACAAAAATCACGCAAACGCATACCTATACGCCCAAGAGGTCGGAGATATTTTAGCAGAGGTCTTTGATAGTAAATTATCCGCAAGCATTTTGCCTGAAGGCAAGATGTTTTTTAATATCGGAGAAAGGATATTGAATGAAACGCTTGGGAATAATCATAAGTTGGTTACGGACTACGCAGTCGAATTACAAACCGCCTTGAATAAGGAGGCTGGTATCGGTTTAAAACCAAAAGCGAATAAAATCAATCAAGATAAGGTCGATGGTTTAGTTAACCGATTATCTGCCGAAGACAATTTCGATGAAGTCAAGTGGATTTTAAAAGACCCAGTTGCCAATTTCTCACGGTCGGTTATGGACGATTTTATTATGACAAACGCTGATTTTCACGCTAAGGCAGGTTTAAACCCAAAGATAACTAGATACGTTATTGGAAAATGTTGTGAGTGGTGTGAGAAAATCGCAGGTACTTATGACTATCCAGTGGATAAAGAAATCTACGCAAGGCATGAAAATTGTGACTGTGTGGTTGAATACCATCCTAAAGATGGTCGAGGCATACAGAACGCTTATACGAAAGGGTGGAGGTAAGGCATATGAAAACTGTAGATGTAAAAGTAAGGATCGAATCTAATATTGATGAATACAAAACACTTTTAAAAGAATTAGAAATGGCTCTTGAAAAAGTTAATAATTTCAAATTAGAGTTCGAGGTTGTTCAAGAAAAAGAATAGGCGGTGATCTAACATCTCCCAGCGACAGGGTTATCATGCAACAGCGATTGAAAGGAAACATGTGATGGTCAAAACTAAAGAAAAACTTGGCAATCAACATCCAACTCAATCGGTAAATTTACATTGGACTAAATCACTAGCACCCGAAGCGCTTGGTTATTATGCAAAGACTGGGCTTAAATACTACGACTGGCAGAAAAACCTGTTAGAAGACATGATGGCTGTCAACGATGACGACTTGTGGGTACACCAAAAATATGGTTATTCCCTCCCTCGTCGTAACGGTAAAACAGAGGTTGTTTATCTTTGGGAACTATGGGGGCTGCATAATGGACTGAATATGTTGCATACTGCACACAGAATTAGTACATCGCATTCGTCATTCTTAAAGCTAAAAAAATACCTTGAAATGTCTGGTTATGTTGACGGTGAGGATTTCACATCTAACAAAGCAAAAGGGCAAGAACGTATTGAATTTAAGTCAACAAGTGCTGTCATTCAATTCAGAACCAGAACATCTAATGGTGGCCTTGGTGAAGGGTTTGACTTGCTTGTCATTGATGAAGCGCAAGAGTACACAGTCGAGCAAGAAACTGCTTTAAAATATACCGTTTCTGACAGTGACAACCCGATGACAATTATGCTAGGTACACCACCAACAGAAGTTTCAACAGGTACTGTCTTTGAAAACTATCGTAAAGATGTTTTAAAAGGCGATAAGAAGTATTCTGGTTGGGCTGAGTGGTCAGTGGATTCTGTAAAGGATATCCACGACACAGATAGTTGGTATCTAACCAATCCGTCAATGGGTTATCATTTAAACGAGCGTAAAATCGAAGCAGAGCTTGGAGAAAATAGCCTTGACCACAATATTCAACGTTTAGGCTATTGGCCTACGTTCAACATGAAATCAGACATTTCTGAGAAAGATTGGTCAGCACTTGAAATTGAGGAGATACCAGAATTTAACAGTAAGCTCTTTGTAGCTGTTAAATACGGCCAAGACGGGAACAATGTTTCGATGTCAATCGCAGTTAGAACCAAAGATGAAAAAGTCTTTGTCGAAACAATAGACTGTGTATCAATCAGAAACGGCCCGCAATGGATAATCAATTTCTTGAAAAACGCAGATGTTGAAAAAGTAGTCGTAGATGGTGCAAACGGTCAACGGATTCTCGAAGCCGAGATGAAAGAGTTTAGGCTTAAAGCGCCAATTCTTCCAACAGTCGCAGAGGTCATAACAGCCAATGCAATGTGGGAACAAGCAATAGCCCAAGGTACTTTGAGACATAATAACCAACCATCCCTAACCGCTGTTACAACCAACTGTGCAAAACGCAACATAGGTTCGAACGGTGGTTTTGGTTACAAGTCGCTTTTTGATGATAGGGATATTAGTCTAATGGATAGTGCATTGCTAGCGCACTGGCTTTGTGCGACAACTAAGCCTAAAAGAAAGCAAAGAATTAGTTATTAAGAGACCAATAGGTCTTTTTTTAATGCAAAAAATTACCGAACTGCAGGGCAAAGCAGGAGAAAGGACGTTACATGTCAGATTTTAAAATTATTGAAACTCAAGAAGAATTAGATGCAGTTATTAAAGCACGGTTATCTCGAGAACGTGAAAAATATGCAGATTATGAAAACTTGAAAAAACAATTAGCTGATTTTGAAGCTAAAGAAACAACTTACCAAAATACCATTAATGATCTAAAAACTAGAGAAACAGAGTTAACTTCTCAGGTCGAATCATTAAATGGCGACTTAACTCAAACTAGATTACAAACTGCTAAGCAACGTATCGCAACTGAATATGGATTGCCACTTGACTTAGCTGAAAGATTGCAAGGTGATGACGAAGACGGGTTTAAAGCAGATGCTGAACGACTAGCAAGCTATTTTATACCTAAACAACCGACACCACCCATGAAATCGAACGAACCAACTATTGATGCTGACCCATTAAAAAGCGGTTTACGTGATATGGTCAGAAGCTTAAATAACAAAGGAGAATAATTAAATGGCTACATTAAAACAAGGTGAACTTTTCAAACCGGAACTAGTAAAACAAATGTTTTCTAAAGTGCAAGGGCGCTCTACTCTTGCAAAACTTTCTAACCAAACACCAATTCCATTCGCAGGAGTTGAACAATTTATTTTCAACTTAGACGGCAACGCTGAAATTGTCGGCGAGGGTGGTCTTAAGTCTGCCAACGGCGCAACTATCACCTCAAAAGTTATCAAACCAATTAAATTTATTTATCAAGCACGTATCACAGACGAATTTAAATACGCATCTGAAGAAAAACAAATTGAATATATTAGTCTTTTTGCTGATGGATTTGCCAAGAAGATTTCAGAAGGATTTGACATCGCTGCGATTCATGGGCTTGAACCAAAATCATTAACAGATGCATCGTTCAGAAATATTAATTCATTTGATGGAACTGTAACAGCAAACGTAGTTAAATATGATGCTACCAAACCAGATGACAACATTGAACAAGCTGTTAAGCAAGTTGTTGCAAAAGGTGGAGAAGTCACAGGTCTTGCGCTATCTACTACATTAGGCGGAGACTTAGGAAGTATGAAAGATACCAATAACAATCACATCTTCCCAGAATTCCGATTTGGTCAAAATCCAGATTCGTTCTATGGTATGAAGTCAGATATTAATAAAACCCTTACAATCGCAGGCGGTACTGCTAAAACAGACCATGCAATCGTAGGTGACTTCCAAAACATGTTTAAATGGGGCTACGCAGAAAACGTTCCACTTGAAATTATCGAATATGGTGACCCAGACGGAACAGGACGTGACCTTAAAGCGTACAATGAAATTTTACTACGTGCTGAAGCGTTTATCGGCTGGGGCATCTTAGATACAGATGCTTTTGCTCGTGTTGAGGTACAAGCATAATTCTGGGAGGAATTTATGGCAATTTACAAAGATAAAAAAACGGGCGCAATTATTGTTTGTGATTCTGTCCTATCTGGTGATTGGGAACTCGTAAAAGAGACAGTTAAGGAAAAGAAAGAAGAGGCTAAATAGCCTTGAAATAGGAGGTTATGATGGCTAATTTTGCAACGGTCGCAGATGTTACCGCATTGTGGCGAACATTGACACCCGATGAAACGTTACGTACAGAGGCGCTTTTAACAGTCGTCTCTGACACGTTACGTTTAGAAGCTGAAAAAGTAGGGAAAGATTTAGATCAATCAATTATTGATAGTGTATCTTACGCAAGTGTTTTAAAAGCTATTACAGTTGATATTATAGCTAGAACACTAATGACACCAACCACAGGTCAACCAATGGTTCAAGAAAGTCAATCAGCGCTTGGATACACTTGGTCTGGTACTTTTTTAAGTCCAGGCGGTGGATTATTTATTAAAGATAGCGAACTCAAACGATTAGGTCTGAAACGACAAAAAATAGGGGGTATAAATATCTATGGGGAAGATACATGGAATACCAATTACCCTTATTGACAAGCAAGTTGTTTCAAAAGACCCATTTGGAAACTCAGTTAAGCGAGATGTTGAGATAACGATTAATAACGTAATCGTAGCACCTGCGACAACTGAGGATATAACAAATCAAATGTCATTAACAGGTAAAAAAATATCCTACACCATCGGCATCCCTAAAGGGGATACGAACGATTGGGAAGAGAAAGAAGTTAGGTTCTTTGGCAAGCGATGGAAAACGGTCGGTATACCTCTTGAAGGTATTGAATCAATGATACCTCTTGAGTGGAACAAGAAAGTGATGGTTGAGAGATATGAGTAAATTTATATTTAAGCTCAATCGCAAGGGTGTTGCTGAATTGATGAAATCACAAGCGATGCAAGACATTTTGAAAGAACACGCAACAACTATCAAGAACAGGGCTGGCGATGGATACGAGCAAGATATTTACGTTGGTAAGAATCGTGCTAATGCAATGGTAAAAGCTGAAACTTTTAAAGCTAAAAAAGATAATTCTAAAAATAATACTTTATTAAAGGCGGTGCATAAATGATTGAGTTAGTTATTAAAAATTATCTTGACGGTCATTTAGATGTACCGTCTTTTTTTGAGCATCAAAACGGACTTAAAGGAAAATATGTGCTGGTTGAAAAACTCAGCGGAGGAAAGAAGAATATGCTCAACTCCTCCGTTTTTGCTTTCCAGTCTTACGCAGACAGCCTATTTGAGTCAGCTCAATTAAACGAACAAGTGAAAGAAGTGGTTGAAGCGATGATTGAATTACCAGAAATTACTGGAATACAACTCAATTCTGACTACAATTTCACAGACACACAAACCAAAAAATATCGCTATCAAGCGGTATTTGACATCAATTATTATTAAAGGAGACACAAAACATGACAAATTCTACATTAGTAGTAGCTGGGAAACCAAAAGTCGGTGGGGCAATTTGGTCAGCGCCACTTGGCACTACGCTACCAACAGACGCAACAACCGCATTAGATGCGGCTTTTAAGTCACTAGGTTACGTTTCGGATGATGGATTAACAAATGAAATGACAACCGACACAGAAGAAATCAAAGCTTGGGGTGGCGATACAGTCCTTACAGCTCAGACTGGTACATCGGACACATTTACATACAAGCTTATTGAGTCGCTCAATATTGAGGTGCTGAAAGAAGTTTACGGAGCTAGTAACGTAACCGGAACACTTACAACAGGTATTAAAATTTCCGTTAACTCAAAAGAAAAAATCGATCACGTTATTGTCATAGAAACGGTTGTCCGTGACAAATTTAAACGTATTGTTTTACCAGTTGCGAAAATCAAGGAAATGGCTGAAATCACTTACGTTGACGGTGAACCAGTTGGATATGAGGTTACAGTCCAAGCATTACCAGATGCAAGCGGAAACACTCACTATGAATACATTGGAGGCACTTCATTATGATTTCAGGCAAAACAAAATCGGGATTTGCTTATGAGATTTCAGAAGCTCGTTTAAAAAACTATGAATTAGTTGAATTGCTAGCAGATGTCGATACTAACCCTCTATTGCTTCCAAAACTAGTAAAAGTAATGCTTGGAGATGAACTCGCTGATAAGCTAAAAGACCATATCAGAGATGATGAAGGACTTGTCGATTTAGAAAAAATCAACTTAGAAATTGCAGAAATTTTTGAGAGTCAAAAAGCAATAAAAAACTCGTAAACCTCGCACAGATGATAAAAAAAGATGAAGATGCTCTTATTTGTGACTTAGCAGAGACTTACCAAATATACGACTACAAACAGTTACCAGCTAATTTGGTAGCTGTTTTTTCTGCAGGGTTAAGAGAAAACTCGAGAATACGCATGTCGTTATCTGATGAAAAATTGACGATTGAACAAACCATGCTTGCTGGAATATTGGACAGACTAAGTATATTGCTATGGTCAAAAACAAGAGATGGTCAAAAAGGTATCAATCAACCTAAGTCAATCATCGAGTCGGTCAATGAAAAACCAAAAGAGAAAATCACATCTTTCAATTCTGGCGAGGACTTTATGAAGTTTAGGGAAAAATTCGTCAAGGAAAGGAGGGAGTAAATGGCAACAGAATTAGGTCAAGCGTATGTACAAATCATGCCGTCCGCAAAAGGGATACAAGGCTCAATAACCGAACAGTTATCGCCCGAAGCGACAAGCGCAGGTACGAGCGCAGGAAGTTTGATTGGTGGCAAAATGGTCGGTGCATTAGCTGGAATAATTGCAGCCGCTAAAATCGGGCAGATGATAACAGATGGCATTAAAGCATCGTTTAATGAAGGCGCTGCACTACAACAGTCAATGGGTGGTGTTGAGACGCTATTCAAAAACAACGCTGGTATTGTCAAAAAATATGCAGATGAAGCATATAAAACTGCTG